AAAGTGGATAAAGGCTCCAAACTTGCGAGGGCGGAGTCTCCACAAATCTACTTCTTATAATTACTCCTGAGGGAGATACACACAAATGTCTGATCCTTTACAAGGTTGGGAACCCGGCAGTACCTATGGTGCTTATCGAGATCCTGAATACACAAAACGCGCGCTTGCTGCTCAACAAAAAGAGGAGCAAAAAAAGAAATCCGCAACAGTTAAACCAGGCACCAAATCTACTACCAAATCAGGGACTACTCCAGCAACTAAAGCGAAAGCTAAACCTAAAAAAAATCAACAAACGTGGAATCCAGCCGCAGTTGTTGGTCAAGGACTTAAGCAGACGTTTGCTCCTGTAATGGATGTTGCCAATGCCGCTGCTAAAGGACTGGAAAATACATCAGACTTTTTGGCTCAAGCTGCTGGTCAAGATCCAAAAGCTAGAGCACAACAAAAAGCAAAGAGGCAACAAGAGCTTGCCAAAACAAATCAAGCCATGTCTAAGGAGATGGCTGGGCCAAAAGAAATGGCTCGTATTGCTCTAAAAAGTACAGGTCCCGGCATTATTGAGAATGTTGTTGATACTACCCTTCTTATTGGAGATACCCTCCAACAACCACTAAGGGCCGTCACAGGCACCTATGATGCCACTAAAGATCCATTTAATGACCGATATGTTCGGGCTCAAACCGATCTTGGCATCACACCTAAAACCGAAGGTGGAAAGAAGGCCGCACGACTGCTCCAATTCTTTAATGCTACCAGGGCCGCCACTCGTCTGTCTACTGCTGCTGTAACTAAAATTGTTCCTGATGCTGTTAAGCCTTTGTTCTTTTTGGCTGCTGATGGGGAACAGGATAACCTTTATCAAATTAAACTGAAGGGTGCTCTTGATAACTTGGGTCTTGATGTCATTGGCGATGTCATTGGATCTATGTTTAAAGGACGTAACTTCTTCCGTAAAGCAAAGGAAGCTGGTGCCGATGATGAAGAGGCGTTGACTGGTTCTTTAAAGGAAATGTCAGATGAAGCTGATACGGTTGCTACTAAAGCAGATGTTGACTACCGTAAGGAAGGGGAAAAGTGGAATGATACCAGAGAAGTACAACTGAACCAACTTTTGGAACAGGAAAACTTTCTTCGTAGAGAACTGGATTCCCTTGACCCGGCAGATGTAAGGGTTCAGGAAATTAACAAAAAACTTGAAGATATTAAGATTGATCAACAAGAAATTGATCGCGCAATTGTTGATAACTCTTACAAGGAAGTTTGGGAAAAAGAAGGATCCTTTAAGCAAGTTAACATTGAAGAATCCATTGTTGCTGGACGTAATTGGGTAACTGATGCTGCCGTTAAACGTCTCAACCTAGAGGATAGTTGGAAAAGTATTATTCAACCAGCAATCAAAAATCTTGATCCAGACGCTCTTAATGCGATCTATCGTAATCAAGGCAAAGCTGCTTGGCAAACCCTTAAAACTAAACACATCGATGCTTTGGTAGATAAATTTACCGAAGTGATGGATTCAGCTTCTTCTGCTGATGAGGCAAAAGATCTTGCTCTTAAATATCTTCGCCAACAAGGTCAAACCTTCACTAAAGCCAGTGGAGAGATGATCGAAGATGAGGCTGTTATTGTTGTTCAAGCGACAATGCAAGGTATGGCTGAAGAATTGGCAAAGGTTTCAAAGAGTTTGTTGGATGTGGATGCTGCTCATCTTACAAATGGAAACCAAGCTGATCGCCTTCTGGATCGTCTTATTGGCCTGATGATGCTTCGTAAAGAAGGGTTCAGTCTTGATGCTGGACGTAGGCTTCTTCTTGGTAAATTCCCATCTTACAAAAAGATGATTGAAGATGCCGGAAACGAAGCTGATAAGACAACTCTTACTCCTCGTATGCTCAAGACATGGGCATCTGATATTAAAGCACGGATTCGTGCGGAAGACCCAACCGGCATCGAAGAAATGAGGATGCTGGCTCTTGCCATGTCTTTGGCTCAAGGTGACCCTGCCAAGGCTATTAATTTTGGAGGGACAGTCCTTTCTAGTTTTGGAAAGGAATCTCTCGGTTTGTATTTTAATAGTATTCTTTCGGGTCCTAAAACCATTGTACGAAACCTAGGTGCTGTTATCCGCATCTTTGCTCAACCAATGGAGATTGGAATCCGTGGGGTTATGGAAGGTGATGACCGCCTTATTGGAGCAGCAGGGGCAGGCATGATTGGAGCATTTAGTGGTCTCCAGGATGCAATACATGTAGCTGCTGTTACAATGAAAAGTGGTGTTCCGGCCACTTGGAATGAAGTAAGTGTTCTGCGTAAAGCCGAACGCATGGCTGAAATTGATGCCATTGCAGATGCAGCTGTAGATCCAGCACAACGAGCCGCTGCCGGTACTCTTAAATTTGTCCATGCTATTAATAATTGGACAGATCTTCCTAGCCGGTTGATGATGTCTACTGATGACTTCATTAAAACAGTAGCTGTTCGGCAGAAAATTTATGAGGATGCTATTCTTAAAGCATTTGATGCTAGGGCCACAAATAAAGGCGCCTTTAATGCTGCTAACGAATTAGCCATTCGTGAGTTTGAACGTAACGTTGATTTTAAAACAGGTCAAATTAAAAATAAAGCTCTTCAAGAATTTGCAGAGAGGGCAACTTATCAGGAAGATCCTGGTGGATTTGTTAATTCACTTTCTAACCTTGTTGAACGGGCTAATGTTCTAGGTATTCCTGTTGGTAAATACATGTTCCCGTTTGTGCGAACTCCAGCCAACATCATGCGTTACCAGTTGCAAATGATGCCAGGTGCTACGTCACCACTTTTGCAAAATTTTATGGGTGGATACAAAAACGCCATTGCCACTGGAGATACGCTTAAGATTGCAGAGTATCAAGGGCGTGAAGCTATTGGGTCATTTCTAGTGTCGTTCGGTTACACTCATGCGTGGTCCGGTCATATTACCGGAAACATGCCAATGAATAAAGACGAACGGGAACGGTGGAGGCAAGCAGGGATTCTTCCACGATCAATCAAAATTGGAAATCAATGGGTTTCTTATAACTGGTTTGAACCACTGTCCAACTGGATTGCTGCTGCGGCTGATTTGGGACACATGGAACGTAACGGTTCCATCAAAGAAACAGAAGCAGTTGCTACGCGTTTGGGATTTGCAATTGCTGCTAGTTTTACTGAAAAGAGTTACCTTGCTGGTCTTGATGGCCTTTCTCTTTTTACTGCCCCTTACGAAACTGTTACTGAATTTACAAAGGCCAAAGAAAGGTTTGGTGAAGCTACAGGACCTGCTGATAGAGCAACTGCTGCTGCTTTAGGATTTGTTAATTCTTTTATTCCAGGAGCTGGATTTAGAAAAGCTTGGGCAAATGCTTCTGATCCTTACTATCGGGAATATGAGTCTTGGACTCAAAAGAAATTAGCTGATATGATGCCTTGGCTTAGTAAGCAAAATATTCCTTACAGTGTCAGTATCATTTCTGGTAAAACAATGCTTAATCCTGGTGGTGGACTGCGTAATGCTACCCTACCGTTTGAAGCTATTGACATTAATAAAGATCCTGTAGCTCAGAAACTTGTTGAATTGGATGTATGGCCTACCATTGATTATAAAAAAACTCAAGATGGCATCACACTAGATCCACAAGCTAGAGTTAGGCTGCAAGAGTTAATGTATGATAATGGAAGACTTCCAAACGAACTAAAGACTTGGTTTAATAGTACTGAATTTAAGCAAAGTCAGAAAAAGTACGAAGCAAAAACTTTGGAGCGTGGAGAAGAATATATTGAACCTACCTTTCTTCGTCGAACAAAAGAAATTCTCCTTAATGCTCACGGTAGGGCTTCACAGGCGTTGATTGCTGAACGTCCTGATCTTGCTGAAAAGATTCGTAAAGTTGGTCAGCTTAAATTTGCTCAAGCTCAAGATAACTTCTCTAGTCAAGCTGAACTTGAACAACAGAATATTGAAAGCGAAACACAACGAATTGAACAGCTAATTAACTACGGCAACCCCTAGGTCGGACCTCCGGCCCTCCTAAAATAGATGGCAATCACTTCAAATACATACACGGGGAACGGCACTAACAAGCTGTTCTCCATTACTTTCCCATATTTAAATACGTCTGACATTAAGGTTTACCTTAATAACACTCTCCAGACGATTACAACTCAATACACGTTTGCCAACCTTACTCAAATTGAATTTGTCACGGCTCCTGCTAATGGTGCTGTGATTGATCTTCGTAGGGAAACCGCGATTGATACACCGGAAGCTACCTTCTTTGTTGGATCACCCATTCGGGCAAATGATCTTAATGACAATGTAAATCAACTTCTGTATCTCACTCAAGAAACTCAGAACTCCATTGATGGAGTTGATGCAAAGGCAGAGGATGCCCTTGATGCGGTTTCAGCAGCTCTTCCGTATATTCTTGTTGCTAACCTAGCTGCTCTTAATGCACTCACTCCAGTCCTTAATAGTTACTATGAACTGAAGGATTCTACTGGAGCCACTACTCCTACCGTTACCAGCATTCCTGTTGGACTTGTTGGGTCGTCTGCTTTGACGTTTAGATTGCGGTATAACGGTACTAGTTTTGTTTTCCAGAATTATTATGTTAATGATTCGGAAACAAGGTACGTTAATGTAACCGGCGATAATATGACGGGGAACCTTAGTGTTGATACGGATGTTCTGTTTGTTGATATTACGAACAATAGGACTGGTCTTAATACGGCCACTCCAGAAGCCACGTTGGATATTCGTAGCCAAGGCACAACGGATGTTCGAGGAGCCTCTGGAAGGCATGCTGATAACACCACAGCTCTTAGTGAGTTTAGGTGGATTGGAGCACGTTCTAGGGGTTCGCTAGCTTCTCCTACGGCAGTCCTTGCTAACGATAGTCTTGTTAGCGTTAATGGTCGTGGATATAAGGCCAGTGCGTGGTCTGATACTGTTGGTGGTTATTATGTTTACGCTGCTGAAAACTGGACCAACACTGCTACTGGTTCTTATCTAACCTTTAGGGGTTGTAATACTGGTGGTACTGCGGTATCTGAATGGGCAAGGGTTGATCAAAATGCTCTGTTGCTTACTAATCAACGTGACCTCCGCTTTGGAGACTCCGATAACAGCAACTATGTAGGCTTCCAAAGCCCCGCAACGGTGGCTAGCAACCTCGTGTGGACGCTTCCAGCCACAGATAGTACCAGTACCCAAGCATTAGTTTCAAACGGCTCTGGGACGCTCTCCTGGGCCAATCACGCTACTGTTAATGCCGTTGAAGTGACTCTTACCAACCAAACCGTGGTTGAGTTTCTTGGTATTCCAGTTTGGGCTACACATATCACGATGCTGTTCGATGCTGTCAGCAGTAGTGGCACAAGTGAGTGGTTAATTCAACTTGGTGATAGTGGCGGATTTGAAAATACAGGTTATCTTAGTTCTGGCGTAAGGATTGCTGCTGGCGCTATTACGCATTTAAGCAGTACTGTTGGATTCGCACTTCCCAATAACGTAGCCGCTAATTCATTGGCCGGCGCGGTAACTGTTCACCACATGACTGGTAATACATGGTGTGCATCAGGTTCAATTGGTGGTACAACTAACACTGCTTTATTTACCAGTGGTTCTAAAACTACATCAGCAGTATTGGATCGTATTAGACTTACTACGGTAAATGGTACGGATACCTTCGATACTGGCACTCTTAATATTTCTTATAGTCCGTAATCAGGATGGGTAAACCCAAATCAATGACGAAGGTGGTTCACGTTCCCGGACCTCCTAAAAAAACCCGTCAAGGTCAGGGGCAACATTCTCTACCTAAGGGAACTCGCAAACTTTCTCGCGGTCAAGGCCGCTAATCCACAATGCTTACTCTATTTGGTCTTAAAGTTTCCTACGAAACTCTTGCCTTTTTGGCTCTATTTGTTGCTTCTGAAGTTGTTGGTAACAGCAAACTTAAGGAGAATAGCATCGTTCAACTTCTTCTTAATGCTGTCAATTCCCTAAAGCCCTTCCGTTCGGAAGACGATAAGATTCAAAAGATTAAGGATTCGATCCTCAAGTAAGATTGTGACTAACATCACATTAGCAGTTCCACAATATTTTCCTCAGCTAGATTCAGCTACCAGTCATGGGGACCGCATGTGCTTTTCTAGTACATGTGCTATGGCGGTGAAATACCTCAATCCAACTGCCTTGTTGGGGTCTAATGCCGATGATACCTATCTCCGTACCGTTCTTAAGTATGGAGATACCACTGAAGCAGTGTCGCATATCAGAGCAACTGCCCATTACGGGGTGAAAGCAACCTTTTTAAAGAATGGCACCCGTACAACCCTGGAAAAGGAGTTAGAAAAGGGCTATCCTGTGGCTTGTGGAATCCTTCATAAGGGTCCTGCTCACGCCCCCACAGGGGGAGGTCATTGGATGTTAGTTGTGGGCCTTACTGATACCCATGTTATCTGCCATGACCCGTATGGGGAAATGGATAATAGTAATGGTGGGTACTTAAAGCCCGGTGTTGGGGGTAAATATGTCCCCTATTCGTGGAAAAATTGGTCCAAACGGTGGATGGTAGAGGGCAATGGCTCTGGATGGTACATAACCTTTCGGGCTACGTCTTCTACTACTAAAATAGAGCCTTTCAAAAATACTTGGGATGGAATTAAAGCTGTTGCTGCTAAACAGGGTGCTAAATATCCACAGGTTGTAGCTGCTCAATGGGCACTTGAAAGTAGTTATGGTAAACATACTTCTGGTAAACATAATTATTTTGGTATTAAAGGTAAACCTGGCACCTCTCGGGAAACCAAAGAATTCCTTAATGGGAAATGGATAACCATTACAGATACCTTTAAGGATTATTCTAGCCCAGAAGCATGTATTGAGGATCTTATTAGGTTGTGGTATAAAAACTTTAAAGATATGAAAGGAGTTAACCGTGCCACTTCATGGGAAGAGTGCTGTCAACTTCTTCAGATTGAGGGTTATGCTACTGATCCAACCTATCCTCAGAAATTAATTAAACTTATTTTGGAGCACGATTGATTTATTATTATGACTTACACTACTTCAATTTCCCCAGGTCTCTTTTCTGCAGAAGCAGTTACGTCTAACCTGTCAATTCCAGAGCATGATTATGTGTCCTGTTCTTATACTGGAACTAATCTAACTGGTGCTGTTTTTAAATTTGGTGGAGCAAGTGGCATTACGGTTGCTACCCTTGTTCTTACCTATGACGGTTCCAATAACCTCCTTACTGTTACTAAGAGCTGAAGCAAATGCCATATAAATTCAACCCATTTACGGGTACATTTGATGATTCGACAACGGGTCCTCAGGGTCCTGCTGGCACTGTTTCGGCTGCTGGATCTGGCACCGCTGCGGCCCCCGGCATCGCGTTTGCGTCGGATCCAAATACGGGCATCTATAACCCCTCGGCGGATAACATTGCCATCAGCACAGGTGGCACGGGGCGGTTGTTTGTGGGTGCAACAGGTTTTGTTGGGATGAATACAGGAGCAGACACTCCGCTCAGTATCAAAACTATTTCTGGATATTTTAGAATCCGCCCTGCCGGCGGCTTAGGCGCTGAAATTGATTTTTCTAACGGTAGCACTAACGCAACAACGGCCACAATTAGCAATAATGGTGGAAGCAACGAGCTGCTACAATTTAATGTAAACAATGGAAGCGGTTCTGGAAGCCTTATTTTTAATACCGTTGGTAGTGAAAGACTGCGGATCACCTCCGCAGGCAACGTAGGGATTGGCACTACTAGCCCGTTGTATCCACTGCACGTTGAGAAAAATCAGGAAGATCTTCTTGCTCTTGTCAATACCGGAGTCGTCACCTACCGATTCCAAGTCAAAACCGATGCTTCGCTTGCGATTGTGCAAAACAGCACCGAACGCGCCCGCATCGACAGCTCAGGCCGCTTAGGCCTGGGGACTAGTAGCCCAAAAACTAAACTCGACTGCAACTTAGGAAGTGGGGAACTTGCGTTTTTTGGCGGACAAATAGGCACAGCAAGCGGATTATATACTGGAATTGCTTTTGGCTACAGCAATAATAGTACCTCGTTAGTTTACGCAAAAAGTGCAATCGTTCAGGAGCAAATTGGGGACGGAGCGTTTGCTACTGGCAAGATTCATATTTTAAATAACAACACCGCAGGTAGCGCCAATGCCGGATTGGCAGATGCCCGTCTGACTATTACACCCGCAGGCAACGTAGGGATTGGCACTACGAGCCCTCTATTCCCCTTGGATGTCAACGGTGTCATTTACACAAGGGGAAGAGGTAGCACATTTGGTGTTCTATTTGATGACTGGAGAATCTACAACTCAACCTCTCCAGGGGCGCTTGTTTTTGACAATGGCACCGAACGCGCCCGCATCGACAGCTCCGGCAGGCTCTTAGTTGGCACGTCTACGGCGCGGACTACGCAGCACTCCATTGGCGCTGGAGGAACTTTTGACATTGTTCCATTTATCCAGCACGAAAGCACTGGTAACGCCGGCGGCTTTAGTGCTGTAGTTAACAAAAATGATGCGTCTGGAAGTCTTATTAACTTAGCTAAAACTAGGGGAACCACCTCTGGTAGTAATACAATTGTCGCTGCTGATGACGTTCTTGGCACAGTCGGCTTCTTTGGTGCTGATGGTAACGATATAACTTCTTGGGGGGGCGCTATTCAATGTTTTGTAGACGGCACCCCCGGCGCTAACGATATGCCGGGGCGCCTAGTGTTCTCCACTACGGCAGACGGCGCGGCTGCTCCTTCGGAGCGGATGCGGATTGATAGTGCAGGGCGCGTCTTAGTCGGCACCGCCACCGCCAACACCTCTGGCGCCAAGCTCCAAACATCAGACGGCATCACCTTCCCCGCAACCGCCGTCGCCAGCGCCGATCCAAACACGCTGGACGATTATGAAGAGGGGACGTTTACGCCGACGGTGATTGGCTCTGGCACAGCAGGAACTGCTACCTATAACTTCCAAAACGGACGCTATACAAAAGTTGGCCGAATTGTTCATTTTGAAATATTTTTAGAATGGAGTCTTGGTACTGGCACTGGAGCGCTTAGGGTCAGCGGTCTTCCGTTCACCAGTGGCAATGGAATTACACAACCCGCCGTAACAGTGGGAGGCCAAAACAACATTGCATCTTCAGTGAATACTTACTTAAATGCATATATTCTTACCAGCTCCACACAAATACTAATCGCTGAAAACCCTATCGGAGGTGGTGCAAGAAATACCGTGACTTATGATGCAGCCGGGGAGTTCATGCTTTCGGGCACCTATAGCATTTAATTGTCCAGCCCGCAACCCGGCTTAAAACTACGACCCATCCTTAAACCTGTTTCCGGCAGTCGCCGGTCCCTAAAAAATGGCTCTCACTAAAGAAACCGTTGTTGACAAGATCGAAGTGCTGGAAAGCAATGCTATCCAAGTACGCAAGGTTACCCGCATCCTGGAGGACGGCGAAGTGCTGTCCTCTTCCTATCACCGCCATGTGCTGTCGCCCGGTGATGACCTGACCAATGAAGACCCCAAGGTGGTGGCAATCGCTACCGCCGCCTGGGCAGAGAAAACCTTGTCCAAACTGGGCGATAACGCCTAATATTCCATCAACCCCTTTTTAATCAATGACCACTATTACCACCAACTACTCCTGGAAAATTGCTCAACTGGAGCGTGAGACCAGCGACGGCTATGTTTATACCGCCCACTACACCGTGGACGCCAACGACGGCACCTACTCTGCTGGCGCTTATGGCAGCATCGGTTTCCAACATCCTGAGAAAGAGGACCTGATTCCCTTCGCTGACCTGACCGAAGAGATCGTGGTCGGCTGGGTGCAAAATGCCCTCGGCGATGAAAAGGTTGCCGAAGTTGAAGCGGCCCTCCAAGGTCAGCTCGATGAGCAGCGTCACCCCACCAAAGCTGCTGGTGTGCCTTGGGCTGCTTAGTCTGATGGCTAACACTCAAAGGGCTAATGAAGAACAGTTTAACGAGCTTCACGGTCTCGTTACAAATGAACTAATCATGCGTATTAAGTCAGGCACGGCCACTACACAGGATATTAAGGCTGCTGCTGATTGGCTTGCTAAGAATAATATCACTGGTGTCCCTGTGCTTGGTTCTCCACTTGCCACCCTCTTTAGTAGTCTTGAATTGGAGATGGAGGATGTCGAAAGAGCCATCCGATAATAGCGATGAAGATGTGTCGGTTATGCTCAGAAACCTGGCGGCTACTGCCTTTTTGGGTCTCTTTAGCTGGCACTTAATCACCCTTCATAACATTGCTAAATCAGTGGAGGTGCTTGTCGAAAGGGTAAGTGCCTCCAATACCAGGATTGAGCGCCTTGAAAATGAAATCTTCTTTAAAGATAATGGCTCAATCAAAAAGTAAGTCCGCTAAATACTATGCGGCAAACCCTAAGGCGGCTGCTAAAAAGGCAGCATACCAAAGGAAACTAAATAAAAAACCAGACGTAAAGAATGCCTCTGAAGAACGGTGGACCGAACGCCGTCGCAGGGGCCTTGCGGGTAAGGGTGGACAGGACCTTTCCCACACCAAGAGTGGCCGAATGGTATTGGAATCGCCCTCAAAAAATCGCGCCAGAAACGGCCACAACGGTAAAAGCCCCAAAAAATGAACAAAGGAAACGCCAAGCCCCCTGGTCTTTATGCCAACATGAATAAGCGCAGGGCTGCCGGGACCAGTCGTCCAAAGAGTAAAAGCACTGTGTCTCCTAAGGCATATGCAAACATGAAAGTAGGATTCCCTAAAAAGAAGAAGTAAACCACACAGGATCCATTAATGGTTCTGAAAGCCCCTTCCGATTACCTTTACAACCTAAGGGCCATGACATCCTCCGAAGCTAAACGATTGTGGCGACAATCTATCAAAGAACATTGGAATAACCAGTGTGCTTATTGTGGATCTAAACAGGATTTAACCCTGGATCACGTCACCCCAAAAGCTAAAGGAGGGCATGACACCTCGTCTAATGTCGTACCTGCCTGTCTCAAGTGTAACCAGTCTAAAGGTTCGAACCACTGGTTATCTTGGTGGATTGGTCAAGATTCTTTTGA